TGACTGCTTCAGCGATACCATAAATTAGACCTGCTAATCCAGCAAATCTTACTAAAAATCTCATTGCTGCTAGTAAAGAGAATAGAATACTTTGTAAACTACTAAATTTACTCCATAAAAAACCAAATGCTCTACCTAAATTTGTAAATATTTGGCCAACATTACCTATCATCAAACTAAATGCTTTACGCACTGTATTTGTTGTAGTGCCTAATCCTGCTATAGCATCACCAATCTTGCCTAATATTATTGGGCCACGAACTAACAATGCCCATGCTGCGGCAAATATAAGTACAATTTTTGTCACTTCTGCTAATGATTTGGCAATCTTATCTGTGTTTTCAGCAATCTTGTTCAATGATGCTGTTATAGGCTGTGCTTGATTTAGTAATTCATTACCAAACGCTTTACCAGCATTTTGTATATTATTGAACAGTTTGGCTGCTTCTTTTAGTCCAGGCTCTGCTTCTTTGCTTTTCTGTATAAAGCCTTCTAAATCTTTGTTTACGCCATCAAAATCAACAGTTCTTGCTGATTTGCCAAGTAATTCCATTGCCAATGCTGTGCGTTGCGCACCTGCTGGTAATTTACCTAATGCTTGTATTACTGCTTTTACTTGATCGTCAGGTGTTAGAGTTCGTAATTGTTCAAATGATAAGCCTAATCTAGCAAGATTGGCACTTGCTTTTATGCCACCTTGGGCAGCATCTTCTAATGTTTGTTGTAATTTTAGTATGCTGTTTTGAGCAACTTCAGCATCACCACCATTAGCAAGAAACGCACTACCTAAACCATTTATCGCGGCAACTGTTAGACCAGTCGCTTTAGCAAGATCATCAACTGCGTCTGCTGCTCGTAATGTATTGACAATAAAAGCACCAATCGCTAATCTACCAAGCACAGAACCAAAGCCAGCAAACGCTTCTCTTGTTTTGCTAACTTCTTTATTGACACGACCTAACTGTGTTTGTATCTTTTGTAATTGCTGTACAGCATTACCGGTAATATTGAATGTTGCTGTTGTTGCTGCCATGTTACTTCTTTCCTGTCATAATTTTGTTGAATTCTTCAACTAAAAATTCTTCAGTAGGTTTAGTCATACCTTCTGGACTTTGTTTACTATAACCTTCGTCAAGGCGTTGAGCGTATGCGTAATCAGCAACAATCTTTTTGCCTTGTAGTTTAGTTCTACGGCGAGCATTACCACTTCGTATAGGTGTCTCTTGTACAAAATGTTGATAGGCCTTTTTAGGTAAATCTGCTAAAGCCTTTTGTTGTTTCTTCAACAAAGGTGTTATTTGGTCATCTATTTTTATGTTGAACTTTAGCATTTTTTTTATTTGTAGACCTATCGTTGATAGCCATCAATTGTTCTGTACTATAAGCATCTGTCGGCACTTTACCATTGTTCATTGATTTCTTATGATGATATTGCTCAAAAGTCAATGCCGCATCCATTATGTACAGATCAAAAGTATTCCCCCTGTTTAGTACCTCGCTTGGTAAAAGACCATATCTTTTACCTAAACTATCTATTTGTAAAATTGATACCATTTTAGCACTTTCAGGGTCAATGGCATCATTTGTTATTTTCCCAACTGTTCTGTCACCTTCGCAATCGCTTTCATTAGTACGCTTGTTGGTAACATGTTATCATCGGAAATGACAGCATTGCCATTCTCATCTAGTATTAGAGTTTTGACAATACTAATCAAATCGCCTGTATTCTTTTCTGTCAAATTTGCTAAACGCATAAACACATCCATAGGCTGACGATCCCATGTGTAAAACACAAGTGGTTCACCAAACTGTTTTACAGTTTCTTTATCGTCAATTGATATTTCTATGAGTTTAGGTTTTGCTGATATCTGTGATAGTTTCATTGATTTCTCCTTTATTAGTTCTATTGTATTTACTGTTTTTAGTTGCCACTATACTTGTCATATTTGGCTTCTAATAATTGATTTAGCAATGCTATGCGAAATGCTTGCTTTGCTTTCATCTGTTTGATTGTTGCCATCATGTTATCTAACATTGGCATAAGTTTTGCTTCATCAGCAAGTAATGAACGCAACTTTTCTTCTTCGGTTTGTAACCATTGATCAGTCATTTTTTACTCCTTCATTTACTAAAAAAGGGCGTGAGTTGCCTCACGCCCCATTCTACTTGGTATCAAGTATTGTTGAAGCCATTGTACAATGTACCATCAACTGCGATTGTCATAGGTGATACCCAGACAGGCGCATCAGGACTTACAGTAGGTGCGAGGTTAGTTACATAACCTACGCCAGATGACCAATAAATTGGTTCGTCTGGTGTTGCTACCGTATTTCTTGTGGTATTTGTCAACAATGCTGCCACATTGGCTGTGGCTGAAGCAGGGCTGCTTCCGTTACTATTCCATACAACTAGGAATTGTACCTTTGTCTTATTCTGACTCAATGACGCAATACCGACATTGGCTGCGGCACCTGCTGTGCCACTTCCACTGCCGAAGTATTTTGTATTGTCAATAACAATATTAGTCGCAACTTCGTTATCTGCCGGAGTTGGAATCTTGTTAGTGTCTGTTGAACAGAAGTCAGTCCAAGAGAATACGCCCGTGCTTGCTGTTATCGTTACATCTTGTAGGCAACCTACTGATAATGTATCGGCGGCAGTTGAATCAATGGCTCCATTAGCAAGATTTGCGGCTGTTGCGTTAGCAATTGCCGTGCTAATTAGAATCATTGGGTTAGTGCCTGTTTCGTTTACTGTAATGCGAGCCATAGTCGTTCTCCTTGAGTTAGTGGCTTTAGTCCATAAAATCCAAACGCTTTATATTGAATGTATAGGTATGTTTTTCACTACGATTGCCTATCACTTCTGTTTTAGAAAAAACAATCTCAAAGTACCCATCAAAGAAAGTAGTATTACCTGCTAGATCGTTGATGTGTGCTAATACGGCCAGAGAAAGCGGATCATTTTGGAATGACACATACAATATTTCAAATTGATCTGTCACTGTATAAATTGCTCCGCAACTCTGTGTACCTAATTGATAAACTTCGCGGCTGATTGGATGACAATCTCTAACATATACGCCATATGGTACAACATCATCGCTACTTGGATAGACACCTGATACTTCTACGATAGGAGATACGACATCGCATATCTCTTTCATGTAGGCTATCAATGCCTCTTTAGTAACGATAGGTTGATGACCAGTAGCCATTAGAAATATCTCCTATCATTGTTGAAATAATCAACATCTGCTGTCCAATTTTCCTCAAGTTTAGTTGTAGGACCATTGGGAGCATTTTGATTTAGATCATAGAAATTCATCAATTGTAGTGCTTTTTCATATTCAGCCTGATAACGGCGCAATGCGTGATCAAAGTTTGTCTTATCTACATCGTTGACATTTGATGTATCGCTTACGATGCTTTCATAAAAGATTTTCACTGCCATGAAAGTATCTAGGCGTATCAATGTCTGATCGTTTTTGATAAGCAAACTAGGATTGAAACTACTAATCAAACTACCGTTAGGTAAATTTTGATAGTAACTTGCGCCGAATACCGTATCGCAATATTTAGGCCACCATCCGAACTCCAATTGGTATAGAATTTCCTGACTACCTACTTTGAAGTAATCATTCCAATCTACATTCATTTGTGAAGCACGGCGTTCTGCTGCTGGATCATAAAAAATTATGTCCTGAACAGTTGCGTTGCTAATTCTTTGATACGGTACTGACATGTTATTATATTCCTATACTAATTCAATATTAGCCCTGCTGAATATTGATGGCTCCACCGCGTCTTGGATCGGCTACGCCAGCACCCATATAAGCAAGACCTGTCAACCACATTTGTAGTCCACCTGGCTTCTCGCCCATCTTTATCTGTAGTCCTTCTTTCAACACAGTGATTAGTGCTGAATCGTGGAAGTAGGCACCTACTAACACATTGAATGGACCGCTTGACAAGAATGTGCGGCTTGCTGTTGGAAGGAATGTAGTGAACATTACCTTACAGCCATATACTGATTCAATCTTACCAGTTGATAACAATTCGTTACCAAGTGCTGATAGGTTTGAACCGCCTGACTGTGATACTGCTCCACCAGTTAGTTCTGCTAACAAACGATTCAATGAAGAACCAGTCTGTCCTGCGACTGAACCAGTTGAGTTACCGTTGCTGTCAAGTACGATAGTTGGGATGCCTGGTAGGCGAGCAACTTTGTAGTTTTGCTTGACTAAACGAATTAGATCCAATACGCTGTTTGCGCTGAATCCATCTGTACCACCTGCTGCTGGAGTGACAGTTGTGCCACTTTCAGCAAGTTCCATAGCACCAAGTGCTGTTGGACGAGCAAAGCCGTCTAACGGTGTTGGTGAATAGTTGCTGTTACCTGGGCTTACTTTGAAACCACCGGCTGCTGCGAATGCTTGGCAAACACGAATGTCTACTTTTTCAGCATAACTTTCGCCTAGTTCAGCACCTAGCGTTGCGGCTAGATCAAAACTAGTTGTCCAGTTATAGAAATAGTCAAATGCTGTTGCGGCAACTGCTGGAGTTGCTGTAATAGTTTGTTGACCGAGACTTGGTGTCTGTTCTTGGGCAGCACCAGCGGCAGCGCCGAAGCCTGTGCCTGGTGATGTTGAAGTACCAGGTGCTGCGTTAGGCGCATAATCCTGGTAAGTGATTGGGGCAAACAATGGAACCAAGTACTGGTTGCCTTGGTTAGGTGCGACAACCGTTGTTAGATCCACTAGCCCACTTGCTTGGTGCATCGCTCTCAAAGCGAAATTGGCAATCGCAAATGTGAAGCCATCGCCTTCATTCGCACCGCCGTCTAATACATAGGCCATGATATATCTCCTTTATT